TGTTTGATGTTTAATAATTTAAAAAATAAAAAAGGAGAAAGAAAATGATTGAAGATAAACAAAGAGAATACAGAGAAAGAGTATTAGCAGAAATAGAAAGAAATAAAGAAATTCAAAAGGAGAAAGCTAAAAAAAGATATAATGAGAAAAAAGATTTGAGAGAACTTAAAAGAGTTTTAAAGTTAAAAGAATTTAAAAAACAAAATCCAAATAAAAAATTAGTTACAAGATTAGTCTATAAAAATGGAGAGTGGGAGAGAATAGAAATTTGTCAACTTGAAGAAGACAATATTATAATTCAAGAAAAGAAAGCTAATAAAGAAAAATGGGATAGAATAAATAATTGGTGCGATAAACTTTCTAAAGCAAACATAGAAAGAAAACCAAAAAGATATCACAAACCACCACAAGATTTATCAATTCATACTCATAGTAAATGTAGAGTGCCTACATTTGCAAAAAGAAAAGGAGAGTAAATAATGGATAAAATTAAAATAGAATTAACCCTAGATGAACTTCACATAATTATGAATATACTTAGTGTAAAATCTCTAAGTGGTAATTTAGATGATGAAGATAGGGTTTTAGGGAGAAAGATACATCAATCAATTAAAAAACTAGAGAAAGGAGGTAAGAAAGATGGAAAAAGATAAATTAGATTTAATTAAAAAAATAATCACTTTAGTCGATACTAAAGAAGGTCTTAAAAAAATCGAAAATGCAGTTGATGAAGTTTTAAGAACTCAATGGGACAAAGAGGAAAAAGATAGAGAGGAGTTTGAACAATGGAGAAAGGATAAAAACGGAAACTCTGACTCTATAGTTGATTCACCTCTTTAAAATGAGTCTGGGGGCGTGGTAGTGTTACATGCCATGCCCTTAGTAATCTTTAATATATCCTGGAGGTAGTATTAATTTTTCCTCTCTATTTGGTTTTAAAACAACTCTTATTGACGTATCTTTTGGGTTGTTACTTTCATGAACTTCAATTCTTTTAATTTCTTCTAAATAACCTTTACTAGTCATAATGTAAATTCTTGCATTACTAATCGCATTACCCCTCATTCCGTTAGTACCCTCAGTAAATTTATCTAAATATTCTTGTAGATGTTTAACGAACATTATTTTTTATTTAATTTTATTTGTAAATCTGTAATGACATTTTTGTAACCAACTAAAAGATTTTTATTTTTTTCATTCTCTGACAAAACTTGTTTTAACTCCCAAATCTCTTTCTTTTGTTGATTAATCAATTGTTTATACCCTTCAATAGTATCTTGTAACTCTTTCGAACTTCTATGAACTTTCATTGTTGACTTTATAAAGGTGTTACCCTAAAAAGTCAATTATGGGTGTACCAAAAAGATTAACAGAAATGCAACAAAGATTTGCCGAGTTTTTAGTATTCGGTGATGAAAATGGACCTTTAACACAAACGGAGGCGGCAATTAGGGCAGGATATTCTCCAAAAAGAGCGAGACAAGAAGGATCTGAACTATGTAATCCAAGATTGTCTCCACTTGTAGTGAAGTTTATTGGTGAGCTAAAAGAAGAAAGATTAAAAAAACATGAAGTTACTTACGAGGGTCATGTTGCAGAGCTTGCTCGATTGAGAGAAGCAGCTTTGAAAAAAGGGAGTTTTTCCTCTGCGGTAAATGCCGAAGCAAACCGAGGGAAAGCTGCAGGATTATACATAGACCGGAAAATAATAAAAACAGGAAAGTTAGAGGACCTATCAGAAGCAGAGCTAGAAAATAAAATGAAACAAATTCTATCAGACTACGAACCGCTTTTAAAAGCGAAAACTGTCGAAGGCGAGTCATCAGACATTAAATCTTCTGAATCCTCTTTACCCAAGCTCGTGGAATCATCGTCCGATCCCCAAAACTAAATCCGTCATCATCTTTATCATAACTAGCAAAGAGTTTAATTGAATCTTTATCTTTCGAGTACAACCAACCCTCATTAACCGGTCGTGCAAGTTTCATTCTATCAAATTCTTTCTCAGTAGCCCAGCCCGAATCACTCACACAATCGATCCACTCCACTCGGACTTTCGGATAAGGTATGTCGGGAGTTACAGTTGAGGCAATAGCTTTTCGTCTTTTCCTAGGCATGTATAGGTTTATATCACAGATTGATTTATTTAAAATAAGCATTCGCGCGCGCGATAGGATTTTTTGTAGTACATATTAATATGTACCAAAAAACAAAAAGTGTACTAAAAAGTGTACACCCTAAACCTATATATATCAACACTTCTAGGTCAAAAGTACACAAAGTACACTTTATTTCATGAAATAAAAAAATATTTTTTTAATCTGTCATAGAATACTATAGTAATTGTTTTTCTGCCCCATTTTTACCATAATGTAGATCCATTACTGCCAATTTATCCTCGGCTTCTGCCATTTTTAGTAATAGTTTATCCACTTCTAAAGTAATATCTGGGTGTTCAGGTATTATAATCTCCTGATCACTAAAACATTTAATTTTGTACTTAGCATCTTCAATATCTGCTTCGTATCTCTTCTTTAGAACGGTTCTAAGTTTATCATTCATAGTTTCTCCTTTAACTCTTTTAAATACTCTTCATTCTCCTTTTCCGTGTTCCGTTGTTCTTTCTCATCGAATTGTAGCTCATGGTACATGTCCAATCTCTTCAAGAATTTATGTTTATATTGCCTTAATTCCGCCCCTTCAACGACAAATTCTTGGTAGTAAAGGTCAGGGGTACAGACCATAATTACGCCTTTATTGATCCTTGAACCATGGACATAATCATGAGCCATGGCATATGCTGCAATCTGCAAATAATAATCCTCGACCCATTCTTTACGCTTTGGCCTATTCGATTGTTTAAAATCCACTATGGCATCTTCCCCATCATGTATGCAGACCAAATCAGTTTGACCCGCATACAATCCAGGATAGTACATGGTGACCTCCGATCCATAGTATTCGTCAACGGGAGCTAGACCAATCTCTATGACCTTCTCTGCCATTGTCTTGGCTTGTTTGCCAGTATCCGTCAAATCCTCGTAACCAATGTCTGTAATATGTGATTCGAGATACTTATGCATGGCAGTTCCTCTCACGCTTGACAAATTCATTATTCGGTCAGCTTCCTTATCGCCAACCTTCGCTCTCCACTCTTTTAAAAATCCCTGATCCTTGGTCCGTGATAAAATACTCGTGACACTCGGGAGCCTATAGCCCGCAACATCATATATTCGACCACTGTCCTCGTTTATTTGTTTACCGGTAGCGTATTTATATTTTTCGTTTCTTTTCATTCTAAATCATCAAACCTTTTAGGATCTTCTTTCTTTTCCATAACTTTATTAATTATAAAATAAGCTATAATGGCACCAAAAATCGTGGCACCCATACCAAATATAAACATACCTAATCCGTGATAAAAACTCATTCTAAGCTCATATTCCTTTTATATTCTTCCAAACTTACGACCTTTCCATTCATTACTTCTAACTTAGTTGAATAGTGGTCAATGATTTTTTGTATTTTATTTAACTTTACATGAGCATATGGCCATAGCAGCCGAGCTACAAAATAAGCGTCTCGGTGTTGACACCGCCAACGCCATTGTTTTTTCCAACCAACAGTATAAGGAGTTTTATATCGTTTAGGATTTACAGTTCCAACACCCAAAACTTCGTTAATCCAAATCAATACAGACTTATCCGTCATGGCTATTTCCATTCTAATAGACCAAGTTGGATATGCTTTTTTATTATGGGGTCTTTTTCTCATGTATTGTTTATAAGAAATCGAACCCTCGCCATCAAAAAGCCCAGCGATATAAGCTACACTAGTATTTTTCATTAGTTAATACTATCGCTGCTATTGTTATTAATAGTGCTATCCGTTGATATTGTTTCGTAAAACTCACCTTCTGAGTCACAATCCCAACACTGTTGGACTTCACTATTCTTTCTAAAATCTTGTGACGTGTCTCCTGTCGCCACTCTTATGTAACCATTGCCATGGCAAGTGTCACAAATAAACTTAACTACCTTTTTTAATTTTACCATTTAATTTTCTCGCTTCCTTGTTTGCTAACACTTCTATTGTTTTAGATATCGACAATTTGCCATCGGGCAATAATACTTTCGACAAAGCCTCTAAAATAGAATATGTTTCTTTTTGGAGCGAAACATTTTTATACTTACTCATGTCTGTCATGCTTGTTTCCTTTCATTGTTAAATAGGTTATAGATTATAATATAGGATTGTCAATGAAATTTATTCTAACTTTTATATTTTGTTCGGGTTTGGCTAATCAATGCTTACCCCCAGTAGAGTACGAAGGATCTTACCCTGATTTATATACTTGTTTAAATGCTGGATACAAAGAATCAATTGTCCAATTACAGAAAATCGGATCCACAGATGTTAATGAAAAAAGGATATTTATTAAGTTTTTTTGCTCCCCAACCCAAGAGACTTGACAATAAATGCAATCAGTGGTAGTGACGATTATCTTCTCACCATTACCTACCCTAAAATTTTAGTTCCCTCTCTATACGGGGTAGGTGTTATCTCATTATACACCCAAAAAAATCTCCGCTGCCATCGTTCATCACATGTCTATTGATCGGTGCTTCGTGGTACGTGGTCAGTTTTAAACGAAGGATGTCACAAAGATCGAAAAAATTTAGCTGGCCGAATAACATTACATCTTTCATCATTTGTTTTGTTACTGGAACTAGAGTGTACATTCCATCGTTTAGTATTATCAAATCCATACAGACTCCGTACTAATTGATACCATTGTTGTTTATACTTCGGATTCTTCGTTTTGTTCCAAAGAATTGCCACCTCGTCTATCTTTCTTTGAGTAATCATTCTTTTTATTTCCCCATTCAACTATTTTTTTTACACCATGGCCTATTAATTTTACATTTACACCATAAGGTTTCCAAGCCTTACGCATTAGATTAAGCTCTAAAACAAAGTTACTCCATTGTTTTTGTGTTATGCCTTCTACATTAAGTGTTATCTTTTTCATTCTTTCGTAACCTTTTCATCTCTTTATGCATTTCTTGTAACTCATACACACTACAATTTAAAACAAAAAAAGCAAGATCATCTCTCATTTCTTTTTGATCTTGATAAGCTTTCTGTTTATTTTTCTGTTGCACTTCAGGTATGCCCCATTTAGTTTGGTCTGTCATTTTTCCTCCTTTGTATTAAATTATCTCCATCAATTAACATTATGTTATGTTTTAGTGCATACTCTTTAGCTCCTGGTGAAAATTTAGAAAAAGATATAAACATTAATTCTTTAGTTCCTTCAACC